AGATATATATTATGTTGGAGAAGTAAAAGCAGTTACAATACCTGAGTTAAAAAAGCAATTTCCACATATATCAGAAGAAGAGTTATATGAAATACAGCAAATGCCTGGTAATAGACAATATATAACTGGTTGGGGTAATTATGATGAAAATACTGTTCAAGTTTTATATTTTGAATATAAGACATATATGAATCAAGTATTTAAAATAAAATACAATGAGAACGGATTAGAAAAAGTTATTCAAAAGACAGATGACTTCAATCCACCTAAAAATGATAATTTCGAAAGAGTTTCTAGAACAATAGAAGTTCTTTACACTGGAGCAAAGATAATGGGTACCAACAGAATGTTGGAATGGAAGATGTCTGAAAATATGACTAGACCATATGCTGATACAACTAAAGTAGAAATGAACTACGTTATAACAGCTCCTAGAATGTATAAAGGTAGAATAGAATCGTTAGTTAGTAGAATAACAGGTTTTGCTGACATGATACAGATAACGCATCTAAAACTACAACAAGTCTTATCTAAAATGGTACCTGATGGTATATATTTAGACATAGATGGTTTAATGGAGATTGATCTAGGTAATGGAACAAACTATAATCCAGCAGAAGCCTTAAATATGTATTTTCAAACCGGTAGTGTTGTTGGTAGGTCAATGACACAAGAAGGCGGAATGAATCCTGGTAAGGTTCCTGTTCAAGAGATATCTAATAACTCTGGTAGCAACAAAATACCAATGCTTATACAAACCTATAATTACTATCTTCAAATGATACGTGATGTGACCGGTTTAAACGAAGCAAGAGATGGTAGTATGCCAGATAAAGATGCTCTAGTAGGATTGCAAAAGATGGCCGCTAACGCGTCGAATACCGCGACTAGACATATATTAGATGCTAGTTTGTATTTGACCCTTAGAACATGCGAGAACGTGTCATTAAGAATAGCTGATTGCTTGGATTTCCCTTTAACTGCTAAAGTTTTAGAAGAAAGCATAACAAGTTACAATGTTTCTACTCTTAGAGAGATAAGCAAATTGAACTTACATGATTTTGGTATATACTTAGAGTTAGAACCAGATGATGAAGAAAAAGCAATGCTAGAGCAAAACATACAAGTTGCGTTACAAGCTGGAATGATAGACTTAGACGATGCGATAGATATTAGGCAGGTTAGGAATCTAAAATTAGCAAATCAAATGCTAAAATTTAGAAAGACTAAGAAAAAAGAAGCTGAACAAGCTGCTCAAATGGCTAATATACAAGCACAAGCAGAAGCTAATCAACAAACAGCAGAGAAAGCAGCTTTATTTGAAGTTCAAAAACAACAAGCGTTAACTCAAGAGAAAGTAAGCATAGAACAAGCTAAATCTAAGTTTGAAATAGAGAAAATGCAAATAGAGGCTCAGTTAAAACAACAGTTAATGGAACAAGAGTTTCAATACAACATGCAGTTAACTCAAGCTAAATCTAAAGCAGATATGGATGTAGCAGCTCAAGGTGAGAATAGAAGAGACCAAAGAGTTAAACTTCAAGGAACACTACAGAGTCAACACATCGACCAAAGAAAAAACAACTCATTACCGCAGGACTTTGAATCAGCAGGGTTCGACGGTATGGGTGGATTTGGATTAGAACAATTCGAACCTAAATAAAAAAATTATTTAATTATATTATATTATGTCAATGGAAACAATTCAAGAGGGTGAATTCAAAGTAAAAAAAAGAACTACACCAAAAAAACTAAACAACACAGATGAGGTTATAAAAGTTGATTTAACTAATCAACCTAAAGAAGCAGAAGTTATAAAGGTAGTTATTCCTTCAGAAAAACAAGAGATTGTTGAAAACCCTGAAGTAATTATAGAGAATACTACTAACCCAGTTGTTGAGATAACAGAGGAAGAAGAAAAAATTATAGCTAAAGAAGTTATTAAAGCTGAAGAGCAAATTTCTGACTCGATATCTAAATACGAAACACAAGGTAAGAAATTACCCGAAAATGTAGAGAAATTAATTTCTTTCATGGAAGAAACTGGTGGTACAGTTGAAGACTACGTTAGATTAAACGTTGATTACTCTAATATAAAAGAAGAAGTATTATTAAAAGAATACTACAAAAAAACAAAGCCATATCTAAGTAACGAAGAAATAGACTTCACAATAGAAGATTCATTCTACTATGACGAAGACTTAGAAGAAGAGAGAGATATAAAAAAGAAAAAATTAGCATTTAAAGAAGAGGTTCAGAAAGCTAGAGAGTTTCTAGACGGAGTAAAAGGAAAGTATTACGATGAAATAAAAGTAAGACAAGATATTTCTCCAGAGAAACAAGAAGCTATGGATTTCTTTAATAGATACAAAAAAGATCAAGATAAAGCTAAAACAATACATGAGAAGTTTAGGTTAGAAACTAAAAGTCTATTTAACAATGAATTCAAAGGTTTTGAGTTCGGAATTGGTGAAAAGAAATTTAGATATGCAGTGACCAACACGGATCAGGTAGCGGAAAATCAATCAGACATCAGTAATTTTGTTGGGAAGTTCCTAGATAAAGAAGGTAATGTTACTGATACTGCTGGTTATCACAAAGCTTTATATTCCGCTATGAATGCAGATAAGATTGCGCAACATTTTTACGAACAAGGTAAAGCTGACGCTGTGAAAGAGGTTATTTCAAGTTCGAAAAACCCAAGTGGTTCACAGCCTAGACAAGCTCCATCAGATGTTTTTATAAATGGTTTACGCGTTAAGTCTGTTAGTGGATATGATTCTTCTAAACTAAGAATAAAAACAAAAAAATTTAACTAATTAAAAAATGGGATTAAACAACGCCTTTGGGTCAATAGTACCTTCTCAGAAGCAACAAGCTTTAGAGACAAACTACTTAAATTTCACTAATGGTAGTGGAAATGATTTCGCACAACAATACTTACCTGAAGTATATGAAGCAGAAGTAGAACGTTACGGAAATAGAACGTTATCTGGTTTCTTACGTATGGTTGGAGCAGAAATGCCAATGTCTTCTGACCAAGTAGTTTGGTCTGAACAAAATAGATTACATATCGCTTACAATAGCGTTACATGTGCATCTGCAACTACTTTAACGTTTGCTTTAAACGCAAATCCAGCGTCAGGACCAATTGTTCAAAATGTAATTTCTATTGGTCAAACTTTAGTTGTTATGAATCCTACAACAGGTAAAGAACTTAAAGTATACGTTACAAATAGCGTTAATACTTCTTCAACTTTAGCGACTATTACATGTAAGCCGTACACTCAATTAGATTTAACTACTGGAGCTGGTAACGTTATCAACTTTGCTAGTGTAACAAATCTTAAAATATTCGTTTACGGTTCTGAGTACAAAAAAGGTACTAGAGATACTGATATCAAATCTGTAACTCCATCTTTTACTCAGTATTCTAATTCGCCTATTATCATCAAAGAGAAATACGTTATCAATGGTTCTGACACTGCTCAAATCGGTTGGGTTGAAGTTGCTACAGAAGATGGTACAAACGGTTTCTTATGGTATTTAAAAGCTGAATCTGAAACTCGTTTACGTTTCGAAGATTACTTAGAAATGTCTATGGTTGAAGGAGAATTAGTTGGTGGTGGTTCTACATTAGGTTCTACTGATGGATTAAAAGGAACTCAAGGTTTATTTGCTGCTGTTAAAGAAAGAGGTAACATTGAGACTGGTTTCACTGCTGCTGGTGGTTTAACTGATTTCGATGCAATTCTTAAAAACTTAGATACTCAAGGAGCTATCGAAGAAAACATGTTGTTCTTAAATAGAGACACATCTTTAGATTTCGATGATATGTTAGCTGCTTTATCTTCTGGCGCTGCTGGTGGTACTGGTTACGGTTTATTCGAAAACTCTGAAGAAATGGCATTAAACTTAGGTTTCTCAGGTTTCCGTAGAGGATCTTATGATTTCTACAAAACTGACTGGAAATACTTAAACGATGCATCGACTCGCGGTGGTGTTGCTAATAGCAGCATTGATGGTTTATTAGTTCCTGCTGGTACATCTACAGTTTATGACCAAGTATTAGGTACTAACATCAGACGTCCTTTCTTACACGTTCGTTATAGAGCTTCTCAAGCTGATGACCGTAGAATGAAATCTTGGATCACTGGTTCTGTTGGTGGAGCTTACACTTCAGATCTTGATGCAATGGAGGTTCACTTCTTGTCAGAAAGATGTTTATGTGTACAAGGTGCTAATAACTTCGTGTTATTCACTTCAGTATCCTAGTCTAACAATTAGTGTAGATTTTACCCTCGTTGTATATACGAGGGTAATTTTTACTCTTTTTTACTCTTG